CAAGTGCTTTACAAAATTTATTTCAAATGATATACTATATTTAACGAAGTAGGTGACTGTCGCCCTCCCCATAAGGGCATTAGGGGTCAGCCTCTTTTGCATAACTGCTTAACAAATAACTGCCAAGCTCGCTAAAAGCTAATGAGGGCAGTTATTTTTTCGACCTAAAGTCAAGGATTAAAACGACTAGCGTAGCAAACGCTATGCAAAGATACAAAGCTTCGTATGTAGTCATCATAATTCCCACCTCCCTCCTTCGTAAAGGGAGGCTGACTGCACCTCACAGTCACCTTATTTTTATTTTAGCATATCTTTTTTTCATTTTCAACAAATCATACTCGTATTTTACATTTTTTGAAAACTGCCCTCGTCTACCCAACCATATACTTTTGTAGCATCATCTATATGAATCAAATGATATGGATGTTTTGCACCATTTGCAATCAATGTAATTTTTGCTGTACCTGCTTCACATTTTGCACCAACTGGCTTATCTGCTGTACTACTCACATAATGATAACCGCCTTGAAATTGTACAATATCTCCTATGTTATAATTATTATTATCATTTTGTTGTTTTGAAACATCATTTGCATAATTTAGTTTTAATGACATGGTGTGCATATTATCTTTAAAAGTGTGGGTATCCTCATCAACATAAAATGTACGATATAATTCTAATTCTGGAATAATAATATACACTCCTATACCAGAAGTGACTTCTGGTATGCCTAATGCTTCTATTGTTAGTGTTTTTTCTGGTGTACTTTTTTCATGAAACAGGCTACTTATTTTGTCATTTATCTGTGCTGTTGTTAGGCTTTCATCTGGTTTGTCGATTTCCTGAAAAATGCCTATTTTACTTTCTAATTCTGTATTACTTTTTTCCGCAATGCTTGTACCTTCTTTTGATACCATTTTGACACGTGTTTTTATATCCTCTATACTTTTTGTATAAGAATAGCTTTTCATATTTTGTCCTGTTTCAATAACCCATTGTAATATATTTTCACGTCTTGTAATTAAATTCAGTTTTCCATTTTTGCTAATGACATAATGTCTAATGCCTGTTGCATCAAAATCAAGACTCAAAGCGTCCGCAATGGTGTCAAATGCAGTTGTTTTGCTTTTTGTTAATTCTGGTATTTTATAAGTACATTCTGATACTTCTCCCATAGGAATATGAAAGCGATTACAACAATCTCGAAATATATCACTTGCTGTTTTATTTTCATAAGTAAAAGTATCCTTATTATTTGCTAGATAGATACCATTGTCATAAGCAGTAAATGTCATTTTCTTATTGTTATTTTGTACTTGTGTCATAATAATGCCTCTAAAAAGTTCTATATCATTATAATAAAACAAACATTGATGTCCCTGTTCCACATCAATATTACTTCTAGCGTGTTGGTATCCGTCATCATCAATCAGTGTTACATTTAATGTTCTACAGGAAGAACCCTTTCTGCCTTTCCATTGTATCTGTTCCACCAGTTCTGTTATATCATAATATTGTTTATTTTTTATAAGTATCAAATGCATTGCTACACCACCTTTATGGTAAAGTCAAAACCTGTCCAGCATAAATCAAATTAGGATTCCCACCAATCAATTCTTTATTTACTTCATATATTTTTTTGTATTCTGAACCGTTATTATAATATTTTTTTGCAATATTCCATAAACAATCTCCGCTTTTCACAGTATATGTTTTAGGTTTTACAGTATTATCTATTCTTCTTTCTCCTTTTTCTACTTGAGCATTTTTATTTAGTATATCTACATTCACTTGTCGTATTGTAATTTCTCTATACTCTTTTAGTGTTATACTATACTGATAAGTACCAACATCACCGCCTTCTTCTGAATAACTAAAATCTTCTATTGTTACATAAATATCTACTCCACAAGCTGTTACAATAAAATGAATGGGTGTTTTGCTTGCCTTCCATTCATTGATTTTTTGTATCAATGTAATCGGTTTTGTAATATTGCTGACTTGTATTCCTGGAAATTTTGTTGCTGGAAAAAAGCTAGAAAAATGAAATTGTAAAGCAGCACGACTTTGCATAATTGTGATTTCTCCTAAACTTACAATATCAATACTGTCATTTTTACTTCCATTTTTTATTTCAAAAGAGGAAGGCAATACAGGTAGTTGTATTTTTTCTTTTTCTGCATTGTATGTTAACCACATTTCATATTTAGTAGTCATATGACAATTCCCCTTCTTCATAAATTTCATTTTGTATGATATTCATTAAAGCGGGCTTGATATATTCATAAAGTATTTCAATTACTGTTTCTTTACTAATACCTTTATTCCCACCAATTTCAATATTTCCTTTTCCTGCTATTTCTAGTACAATATGTTTTTGTTGTTCTATAGGAGTTTTTACAAATTGATTTTCTGTATTTTGATTACTATTAGAAAATACTTGTAACGGTTTCGGTTCACAATTTAAAGCATTGATTAACTTGTCCGTTTCACTCGTAGGAAATACAGTACTACCTTGCTGTCCAATAATAAGTTCTGGACCATTTTCGCCTGCTATAAAATAATCTGTACTGTTTGTTGTTCCACTAGCATATGTCGCTGCTTTTCTTGCTATCAATTCTGGTCCTTTTTCACCTGCTATAAATACGCTTTCTGCATTTGTTGTACCATTTGCATGTCCCGGAACAGTGCCACTTGTATTAACACCAATGTTGATACTTGGTGTTACACTTGCCAATGTTGCTGCTACTGCATTTGCTACAGATTGTGCTGCTGCAACTGCACCGCCTTCTCCATTTTTGATGCCATTGATATAGGCATTGATTGTTTCATCAGCAGACGCTTTCGCACCGTCAGCTATATTCATATTTTCTACTGTTTCATGCATTTTTTGTTCTATTGCGTCCATTTCAGAACTAAAATTTGTCTGCCAGTCTGCTGTAGCTGCTGCCGCTTCTTGCTGTTTTGATTGCACTTCTCCATATTCATTTATCATTTCAGCAATCACTTGTGTATTATCATTTTTTATTTCTTGCGCCATACTTCGCACAAGTCCAGCCGCTTCTGCACCGCCGTCTTGTACATAAGACATAAACATATCATAATTTTCTTTTGTAACACCTAAACTTTCATAAGAAGTTGTTTTTAATGTTTCTATATCAGAAAGGTAATTATCCCAATAACTTGATTGACTATCAAGGGCAGCTCGTACATTACCAACTGTTGCTTGTGCATCAGCTTCTGCTTTATCAAATAAACCAAATTGCCCTTCAAAACTTTTCATTGCTGCTAAATATGCTTCATCATAAGCTGTACAAAGAGTCTCTACATTTGCCCTTACTCCTTCATAAGCTGCAGCTGCCGCCTGTTCATAAGATACAACACCGTCTAATGCTTGTTGCGCTGCTTGGGCAGAACTTTCCCAATTTTGCCTAATTCTTTCCAAGCTGGTATTATTTTTATCTTGTTCTGCTGTTAATTCTGTTAATTCTGCTTGATATTTTTCAAGAATATCTGTTTCTCCAAATGTTTTAAAACGCTCCCAGCCACTCATATTGTCAATACGTTCCTGCTCAAGTCTGATATTTTCTTCAGCTTCTGCAATTTTGTCTGTTAATTCTTTTTCTTTTTGTAATGCTTGTATAAAGCTTTCTTCTGCTTGTTGTTGTCGCCGTCTTTCTGCTTCTTCTTCACAAACCTTTTCTATTGCAGTAGCATAATCTTCTGTACTAATTGTAGCATTTTGAAGTTGCTTTGATAAATCTGGATATGTCTGTGATAATTTATTTGTAACAGCTTCAAATTCTTTTTGTTCTGCTGCTGTTAATTCTGTTTGTGTAGACAAGTCTTTGTATTTTTGAATGAGAGCCATTGCACCGACTTCTTGAGAATTGATTTCTGCCATTCCTTTATCATAATCGTTCCATAATTCCTCTACACTTTGACAAAGCGAATCAACTTCTGCTGAAAATTGTTCAATGGTCTTTCTGTTTTCTTCAAATGACGCTGATAAATCATCTAATTGATATTTTAACTTTAATGCTTCATTAGATAATTCGCCATCTTCCTCGCAAGCTTTTTCATATTGCTCATTTAAGTTTTGTAATTCATAATATTGTTCCCGTGTTGTTGCTGTCATACCTGCGGTTTCATCTTCTGCTTTTTCAATCATTGAAATAAATGCTGCCACTCCTGCTACAAGTGCAGTAACACCTATTGCTATTAACTTAAATGGTCCAAGTGCTGTCCATGCTGCACCGCCAAATTTAATTAATGCTGGAATTGCTACTTGAGTTGCTTTTGATGCAACTGTAATTCCTGTAATAGCTGTTGTTGCTATACCAAGTGATACAGCAATAGCAGAAATTGCTTTTACCACATTAGGGTGTTGTTGAGCAAAATTAGACATAATATTTAAAACTTTTGTTCCGCCTTGATATAATTTTTCTATCATGGGGTTGATATTTTGTCCTATTGCTATTTTTAAATTGTTTGCTGCATTTGCCATTTCTTCTTGTGCGTGTGCTGTAGTATCTGTCATAGCTTCATATGCTGCATCGGTTGCTCCAATAGAATTTTGCATAGCTGTAAGAGTACTGTTAAATTGCTCTGCTCCTGCATTATAAAGAGATAATGCACCAATACCAGCTTCTGAACTACTCCATAACTCATTAAATGCACCAGCGTCACCATTTACACTTGCCCCAAGTTCTGCCATAACATCACCAAGAGAATAGCCTTGTTGCATAAGCTGAGCAAAAGAACTACCTGTTCTTGCAATTAAAATTTCTGTAACATCACTTCCACTATCTCCTAATTCATTCAGCATAGCCTTTAAATAAGTACCTGCTTCTGCTGTTGCAATACCGCCTTTTGTTAATTCTGCATAAGCTGCAGAAAGATTATCCATTTCAACACCATAAGCAGACGCAAGCGGAATCACTTTACCAACAGACGCTGCAAGTTCATCAACCGTTGTTTTCTTTCTTCATTGTCCAGATTCTTTATTCTGGAACTATGTTTTCACATAGAGTTGGACTATCTCTTACCCCTCGTCTATCATACGTTAGGGGTGCGGATTTCGTGGATATTTCTGCATATAAAAATCGCTGATAATATATCAACGGTTTTACTTAGCTTACTTTATCTAGTCTCTAAACCTTTAATAACTTTCATTATTAAGTGGTAATTGATTAGCATAGACCAATTATTGAGTAGTCATTAGCCTTCCAATTTTAACCCGCTTTTCACCTATCCATTTTCTAAATAGGGGAGCAAAACATTTACCCAAATTTTGCGTCTGTATAAGCATATCCGAAATATTACTTGCTTTACCTGCTTCCAACCCATAAGCATTTAATGCTGTGGTCAATACATCTACTGCTGTTGCAGAACTAGTAAAACCACCTGTTGCTAATTTAGAAGCGGTTGCTGTAAATTCTACTGCGTCAGCAGTATTGACACTAGCTGAAAGTGCAGAATAGGTAGCTTCTTCTAAGTCTGCGGCAAAAATACCTGTATCTCTTGACAGATTCATAATATCAGATGACATTTGAGAAAGAGATACTTGTGTTGTATCTGCAATAGTAGATATTTTTTTAGAGCCTGTTTCAAATTCTGCGGCGGCGGCAGAAGCTTCCATAAAAGCGTCTTTTATTTCACTAATCAATTTTGCAATACCAGCTGCTGCTAATGCTTTTTCTAATTCTTCTATGGCATTAGCTCCTCTTTGACTGCCGTTTTCAGCTTCATCCGCTGCCCTTCGAGTTGCCTCACTCAATTCATTTGTAGCGTCAGTAGCTCGTCTATTTGCATTGTCAAGTTCTTCTGAAGTTTGACTTACTCGCTCTGCTGCTTGTCTAAGTTCCTCAATATTGTTTGTACCTGAAGCAATGATTCTGTCATATTCTGTCATAGCTTCTTCTGCAGATTGTTGTGCTAATGTTAATTCATTTATAGCTTCTTCTGCCTCTTGACTTGCTCTTGTAAGATTTTCTCTTGCTTCTGTAGAAACCCTATCATTATCTGCTAATTGTTCTGATATTTGTGACGCTTCTTGCATTGCTTGCGACAATTTTTGTTCATTGTCGTTCGCTTTTTCTATTTCTGAGCTTAATTCCCCAGCAGCAAGTCCACAGCGTCGCATCACTTCTTCTAATGCTGCAATATTTTCACTTGCAGAAGTGCCTGCTTCTCCTAGCTGTTCTGTATTTCTTATAGTTTCATCTAAATTATCGCCATAATGATTGAAAGAATCTGATAAAGAATCTGTTTGCGTTGTAATATCCTGCATACTATCTCCATAACGATTGATACTATCTAACAATGCATCAGTAGAGGAAGTAGCATTATTTGTTGTATTCTGTAAAGAATGGATAGATGTTGCAACACCATCTATACTAGACGCTGCTGTAACTGACCCTTGAGAAACAGTATCAAATACTGCACTTGCTGCTTCTCCTGCTCTTTCAAACTGCTCTGTCATGGATAATCCAGCTTGCGCAATACTTGCTATAGTACTACTCATATTATCTAAGATACCAAATGTCGCCGTTAAATTCGCTATATCTCTCCCCCCTCTGCTAAAGACATAGAAAAAGGGTCTTGCATTTGCAAAACCCTTAATATTTTAAGTTTTATTCTTCAAAATAATTATATGTTATTTCATCATTATATACAGTTATCAACAATGATTTATCTATTTCATCAAGAAGTTGAAAAGTAAATTTCATATTTTTATCTGCTAATGCTACCATATTATAAATACCTTTTGCAGTATCTGGTACAGAATTGATTATATTGTTTAAATCTTCAGAAGACATATCTAGTAACTCTTTTTTTGAAAATCCTGCACTTGCTTTAAGTGTGTACATATTATCATTAGCGTCATACAAAACTTCTGCATATGTAAATTTAGCCAAATTATATGCTATAGATTCAAGCATTGCAGATATTTTTTCATGTACTTCTGAATTATATATGTCAAATATATAAGAGTCACCATCACATATAAGTAAGGCAACATTTTCAACAGTACATATAATTCTATAGTTAGAACTTTCATCAGAAGATTTTGCTACTTTTGTTACCTTATTGGATAATTCTAAAAATGTAGATTTGTAATTGTCCCATTGATTATTTTTCCACATATCATCAAATGTAGTAGCTTTTTCTCCTAACGCCATTAAAACAGTATAAGTATTGGAGTTAGAATCAAAATAAACTGAAACATTTTCTACATTATTCATAGAAAATCCATTTTTTAAAACACTTGTAATAGTAGTATTTTCTTCAGTAGAAGTAGGTATAGTAGTATTTTCTTCAGTAAAGTTAGATTCATTAGAGCTAGACATTGTTGTTGCATTGTCACTATCTGTATTATTAGATATATCCTGTTTTTTAGAACATCCAGTGAACATAAACACAATTAATAAAAATGTTACACATAATTTTTTCATGATAATCTTTTCTATCCTTTCTTAAAATTATCTTTTTTCTAAACCTGCTTTTTCTGCAATATCATTTCTTGTTTCTAAAATTTTATCATAGGTTTCATTTGTGCTATCTAAACTATCATGAAATATATTTGTTGATAACATTGTGATAGAGCTACTAATTGAAAAATCAGTCGCTTTATGTTCATCATTTTGTTCCATATCATCAACATATGACATATCAGATTTAAGAGAACTTAATTGACTATCTGCTTCATCTTTACTTATTTTGTTATCTAAATAATTATCTGCAACTTCAATAGCACTTTTAGCTACTGATATTGCCTTTTCACTAGCTTTTGTATCACTACTACAAGCAGTTAATGATAATACAAATAACAAAATAATTAATAAAAAAACCCTTAATTTGCTAAAATACATAAAATTTAAGCACTTACTTTTTTTCATAATAAACCTCCCTATATATTCAAAATTGACATTAAATTATGACAATTATAACATATAGAGTAAAATTTTTCTACATACTTTTTTCATTCCGTGTCTATTTATATCTAAATATGTCATTTCTCACAGGATTTTTATTTTCTTCCAATTCTGAGGCAATATACAGCAATTGCAAGCGTCTAGGCATATGATAAAATTCTTCCATACGCATATGATGTCTTTGCCACAAAACGCTTGCCCAATATGCTGTACTTCCTGCCTCACGAATTAGTTTTTTGCTGCTTCTAATTCTTCCTCATCATTTACTTCACTTGCCATTCCTAAAGCCTGCATAACAATACGAAGGACATGTTGATATTCATTTGATTTTGAAAATACTTTTAAAGGCATATCTGTAATATCTACACATCCATAATAGTCCATAAGTTCCTTATTTTTAAGGTCAGGGTATTGCAAAGCCTCTACAATCATATGTCTGACAGATTTTTCAGTATCCTTTTCTGTTTTCCATACTACTTCACCCATAGCAATCAGTGGATTGCCCTTTTTGTCTGTTGCCATACTCTTTCTACGATAGGCATCATTAATTTTATTGATTTGTTCCTGTGACAATACTTTAATTTCAAACTGTATTACCTTACCATTCTCATCTTTAAAGCTACTAGGTCCAGGTGCAGTTACGATTTCTGTTTCTGTATTTCTCATAAAATATTTTAAATCTTTTTTATTTTCTGACATGATTATTCTCTCCTTTTATATTAAAACGTCTTTTGCATTAAATGATATAGAATCCTCCACAATATCACCGCCACTATCAAGCATAGTAAGAGGTAAGTCACCTGTCAAAACACAGCCTACACAAGTTACAGTATTTGTACCATATTCTTTATAATAATCACTATTTTTATCTTCCATAATGCCCTGTATTTTCATTTCAGGTGTTTCATGACTTTCTTTGTATTCTATAATTTTCTCCTCCAACCATTTAGAAGAACGACGGCGTGTAATATTCCCTGTAATGGCATAACCTAACCAGCGACTACTTGGTGTTAATTCTCCAAGCTGTCTGCCAGTCCAAACATCAGGAGTAAATTTAATTTCACATTTTATGCTATCTGCAATTTCTACACCATCCAAATAAACGTGACCTTCTCTTAATGATATGGGTGCATGATTATATTCCATAAAACATTCCTCCTATACTAATTATCTTGTTGTAATGGTAAAATATAATTTTTCAGCACTGTCCACTGCTTGCAAACCGATATTAAAATAGGTTTCATCATCAGCACTTCTTTTTCTATCAACTAAAAAATCTTCATTATAGCGCACATTTGTAATTGCTCCCATATCTTCAAACTGCTTCAATATTGTTTTTCCAATACCCTCCATAATATCCCAACCATTGGAGTTATTATGAAATTTATTAGGTGGAAAATTAAGTTGTATGGTTTCCTGAAACGTATCAAATACACGTATAATACGATTTTTTCTATAACTTTTATCTTTTTTATCTCCAAATGCAGTAAGACTGTTAATATCATATTCCACAACAACCTCATTATTTTCATTAACAGAAAAAAACAGCTCCCCATTACGGATAGCTGCAATCGCTTCTTCATTACTTTTTGGTTTTACAACTGCTGTTGCTCCTGCATAGGGTACATAAGTAAGACTTTCTGTATTCGCTGCACCTGCTGTTGCTCCTGCTACCCATGCACATACTTCTTCCAGACTCAACGCATTATTATCAATAGAAACGCTATTCGTTACATTGATAACACCCTCATAATTCATATCACCGGCATTTGGTATAACTACTTGTATTCCTTTGCCCATATTTTCACGCATATATTTTACTTTTGTAAGCGCTGCCTGTTTGACATTTTCTGATTCTTCTCCATCAAATGGAAAACAAACCGTATTAAATTTTACAGATTCCCATGCATCTATAAAATCAGTAATATCTGTATTAGACACATTTTCATCTGTACCGCCAGTCAATGTTGTTCCTGCTGCTTCTCCAAGTATACCTTCTCCTTTAAAAACAACATATGGATTATTTAATGCAATCAATTCTTCTACTGTATATAATCTTTCATATTCTATTACCTTATTTCCATCAACATGAATCAGAACATCATAACCACCTAATGGATTAGCGTCTATTGTTACTGTAAATGTATTTCCTCTGCTACCTCCATATTTTGCTGCTGCTGTTAATACATTTGTAGTTAAATTTTCATCATTTTTTTGTTGTATTGTCATTGTAATTTCAGATTGTGCCTTTTTTCCTTCTGTCAATATATAAACATATACAGTAGTTGCTTTTTTCAATGCTTCTCTGATGAACAACATTTGTCTGTTAGCGTCATCATCATAAATACTATATCCTAATCTAGCCACTTCTGCATCAGGGCTTGCATTTGTTAATTTTATAAACTGTTTTGCAGGACCATATGTAGCTTTTGAAAGTGGTATCATAACAGTACCTCTTTTACCTGTACTGATAATATTATTTTCTCTACCGCTTTCAAAATTGATATAAGTACCTGGACGTACTTTTCCTACTAATTTATCAAATCGTCCTCCAGCCATATTATTTCACCCCTTTCTTTTTCCATGCTTCAATATGGGTTTTCATTTCTGAAATGGTGTATTTTCCTGTCATGTTGTATGTTGCACCAAAAAATGTACTTTCAGAAACACCAAATAATTTACGACAGTTTTGTTTTAATTTTTCTAATGTAAACTTTTGTTCTGTTTCAGATTTTTTGATTGTTTTATTTGCCATAATTTTATATTTCCTCCTTATTTTTCGGATTTTATAGACATATCAACATAAAATGATTGTATTTTTTGTATTTCAGCCTTATTGTATGGTCTGCGACTTCTCCATGTAATCGTAAGCTGTGCTGTTCCGTTTTCTATGATTTCAACACTAGGGTCATTTACACGTACCCAATTATCCTCTATTATGTTGCCGTTTTCTGAAATCAGCGGTATCAAATTTTTTTGTTGCTTGATTGCTGTAAGTACCTTTTGAGCAATTGTATAGGCATGTTGTGCTGTTTTATGAAAGAAATGGATATACCAACTAAAATCTATATAATATGTTAAAAATGTTTCTCCTCCTGTTATCATTTCTGGTGTAGTAAAATAAACAGCAGGAATCATAAAATTTTGAGGAACATTCCAGTAATAAGTATAGGGATTTCCTGCATTTTCTGTTACAAATTTGATAATACTTGCTGTTTCTTGTTCTATCATGTTTGTTCCCCCTATACAGTAAAATAGTCATTAATCCATTGCTGTAATTTTCTTTCTGCACTTGTTTCAAATGTTGTCTTATACTTATCAAAAGAATTTTTAAAATAATGTTTTCCGTCTACTTTTTCTGCTTTTAAAACCATACCACTTTCTGCTGAAGGGTCATATATAAATTTGCCGCCCTCCCAATGTGCTGGTATTATTTTACCATTTTCTATTTTTTCCTCTTTAAATGTACCACCTTCCCAATATCCTGGAACAAAACGACCTGGCTTTTGTGTATGCCCATATTCTACCCATGTTGCATATAAAACGTTTGTACCAACTTCTAGTGTTAAACCGCTGTTTAACATTCTCCATATATTACCTCTGTCATTTTTAGTAAAACTATCTAGTAATAAACGACTATCTATCACTTTCCGATTTTTAATTTCGTCTTGTACTACTCTCAAAAAATCGAATCCAATCGCTTCCAACCACACTGTAAAATCTTCCTTAAATTTCCCTCTTGCTGCATTTTCCATTTGCTGAAAAAACTGTTTTAATTCGCTCATATCAAAATTTACAGTAGACATTATAGCATTTTCTCCTCTCCTACTTTTTTGATATACACAAAAATATGATGATTTCTAATATAAACTGGCTGTTCTGCTGTATATTCTAATCCTGTCATGCAGTCTATTATTTTGTCATTGATACGAATATCTGCTTCAATAGGTAATGTCAATTTTACTTTAGATTCCATGATATTAACTGGTGCTGTTTGTGTCACACTCATATTTTGAGATTCTACACCAAAATGACATTTTTGACTGCTAATATCTGGTTCTTCAGAATAATAAAAAGAAGGTGATGTAGCCAATCCATAACCAATAGAAACATCTTTTCTTTGTATATGATAAATATCACAAGTATGATTTAATAATTTTTCTAAACTCATAGTATCACCTATAACTTTCTCATACGAAATAATATTCCATTTGTAGGTTCTGTTACAACATAATCATCTAACAATGCTGCAATATCTAAATTATCAATATTGATTTGATTTTTTTCAGTGGTATAACTATAATCGTCAAATGTTTCTGATTTCATTTCATTGCTTAACACTACAGCATTATAAGCATATGCTTCCGATAGAATTAACACTGCTGTTTTAATTTCTGGCGGTATTTGTTTCATATCTTCAAAACGATTATGTGTATATGTCATAATATATTGTTCTGCTCTTGCAATATCTACTGCAAGTCGTGTATCATTACGCTGTTGTACTGCTTGTATTTCAGAATACTCTCTTACTTCCTGTGGTGTTATCCATGGACTTTGTATCATAACTATTTCCTCACTGAAATTCCTGATAATCTACTTCATTGCTACTATTATCAAATGCTGTAATTGCTTCAATATAATCTGCCTTTTTATTCAATGTTGTTATATCAATCCCTTTTTCTTCTGCAATACTTTTTAAATCCTCTATTTTCATTTTTTCAAGTTGTTCTTTACTGATAGGTAATACTGTTGTATTTTCTTCTTGATTTTCTTCTTGATTTTCTTCTTGATTCTCCACCAGTTCAAAATATCCAGTATCAAGTGCCTGCTTTGCTATTTCTTCATCCTCTATAAATACATCTGGTTGTTTTTTTGTTGCAGTGACAATACCACAATAAGAAAGTGCTTTTTTTAATTTCAAATGATACTTCATAATAATTCCCCCCTTATTTCAAACCTTTTATGATTGCAGTAGCGTCTAATTCTTCAATAATAGGGTCATAATCCAAATGTGCAACATAAAAACGCTTGTCCTTCATAATAGCCTCTTTACCTTCCACCGTTTTACGGATTTTCATATCATAAGTGTTTATTACAATTAAATTTTTAGGGTCAGTTAATAATATGGTAGCGTCATCAAGAGCAGGACATTCTACTGTTGGTATTCGTGCTGGTGCTGTGTAAATACTTTCTGGCACTGCACCACCTGCACCAATCACTTTATTCAATAAAAATAACTCCCATTCCTGTGTCCTTCTAGGGGACATCAACCAGCGGAGTTTACCATTATTATATTTATTTGGAATTTGTGCCAATGCTTTATAAAATAAATCAAGACTCATGCTTGTTTCGCTGGAAGCGTCATAAACATGACCACCATTTGAAATTTGTTTTATCCAACCGTCATTGATTTTCAAAAAATCATAATCTTGGTTACTACTATCTGTATCTTCGTCACCATTCAAATATAAATCTTCTAAATCCACACCTAATTGTGTTGTCATTAAATTTGTCACAACTTCTTCAAAATGCTGTCCTTCAATATTCTCTCTCAATGTTTCCTCTGTAATTTCCCAGGGCAAACGTACTGCTGTTGTGCTATATTCAATTTGACTCGTTTTGACTTGTCCTCTGTAATCATCATCCGTATTTTCTGTCTTTTTTCTTAAAATGCGGCTTGCAATACCGATTTTATCAATCTCTCCTGTTTTTGCCGTTCTCATTTCTTTACGAATCAGTCCACCTAATTTTGTAGCTTCAAATGTCTGCTGTATAAATTTTCTTGCTTGTTCCGGATTCAGCAAACCAGAACTTAAACTTGTTGTTTGTATTGCTGCTTTGTTAATAATTGCATTGTTATCCATGTTGTTTTTCCTCCTTTTCCCAATTAAAGAATACCATGCATATAATGTTGTTTTTCTGCAGATTTTTGCAAACTGCCGTTGTCATTGAGATTGCTTGGTACACCTGCACTTTTCAATATAGGTTCTACTGCTTTTGTGACTGCCTTTGTAATCATTTCTTCTACTTGTTCCATACTAATATTTTGTTGCTGTTGTGGTTCTGTTGCTTTTTCCACTGCTTGCTGTACCATTTTTTCTATTTTTTGTTGTGTGATTTCTTCTTCTGTTTTATCTGGTTCTTTTGGTTTAGGCTGATTACTTTGCATTGCCTTTTTAACTGCTTCTGCTACCATTTGTTCTATTTCCTCTCGTGTCATTGTTTTTTCCTCCTCGTTTTGTTCGTTCATATCATCAAATTCTTTTAAAAACGCACCCATATTTTCATAAATACTTTTGAGAGTTTCTTTATTTTTGGTACTCATTTTTTTACCAGATTTTTCTACAACAGAAAATCCAAATGCTTCTGCAAACTGTTTGAATAGTCCTTTTTTTTCATTTGTTTCCTTTTCTTGTTTTGTCAAATCTTCCAAATTTTTATCCTCCTTACTGAACTCTCCAAAACCTCCCATACTGAATCCTGTAATTTCTCCTTTTTCAATTTTGTCCCAAATGGCATCATCTGCAATTTCAACTGTCATAAGCCATGTACCTTTTTGTATTGCTTCATCATTGATATAAAAATCTGCTTTTGCTATCCAGCTTTCTACTACAGAAGCACCTTTCAAAGGTTCAAAATTATGTTGTAAATCAATTTTATTGCTGTTTTTCGCAAAATAATAAGCTGCCTTTGTAATTTCTTCCTCTGTCATAAAATCACCTTGTGTATCCTCTTTTTTAGGCTCATATACAATACCTGTAACATAGTGATTCTTGCTATCTTTTTTAATAATTTTGCCATAACTTTTAAAATTCGCTTTGCTGTCCTTCGCTTTCGTCAATAAAAATTGTCGTTGATTTGCAGCAGCATTTACAAGAGAAACAAACTGTATTTTGGCATTGCTGATTTCTGTTGCTTTTGTAATTCCTTCTATTGTCCTCACTCCCTTTGCTTTTCTGCAATAAAAAAACACCTACCTATGTAAGTGCCTTATGAATTAAGTATCAAATTCTTTATGATAATTTTTAAGAAATCTATCTATTGCCTTATCTATCTTTTTGCTTGGAAATTTATCCATTAAATCATCATAAATAGACCACAAATCATTTAAAGTTTCCCTATCTGCATTATCCATAAACTCAATAATATCATCTTCATCTTCTCCCAATGCCTCAAGCCTTGGTTGCCATATATCCCTTTCATAATATGGATAGTTTGGATGAAGTTTTCTTTCATCTTCAACAGTTTTATAAAATTTAACTTTATCTACCATATCAATTATCGCTCCTTTCAGGTTGTTTACTTCCGTCTGGAAAAATAGTAGAAGGGTATCCATCTTCATCAATAAAAATTCCAACACGAACACCATTATATTCAGCAAATTTAGGCATTCCATTATCCTTAGAAGTATTTGCAACATAAGTTCCAGCTTTTAATACTTCATCATTATTCCAGCTTTTAGGAAACCATGCCTGTTCTGAATTTCCAATTCTCTTCTTTTCAGTTTTATGACCTTCCACGCCACCAATACGAACACCATTTTCATATGTTTTTTCTATTTTATAATTTATTTTTCTATGTACAAGTTCATCTATATTCGTCTGAGAATGTCCTCCACCTTTCATTTTTCCACCATTTTTATCACTAGCAGGTTTTTTGGGGTTTTTTAAATTTGTAAAATCACCTTTTGTAGAATGCTCTAATGTTTTATTTGATACTGTAATTATACCATCTTGTTTTAGTTCTGTCAGTGTTTTAAATTCTTTTTTTGTACCTTTTTCTGTAGTAACTGTTTTATAAAGTTTTTCAAGGTCTGTATCATTTTGTATGACACCACTTTCAAATAACGCCCATCTTGCATCAGACTTGAAATATTTTTTTCTTTCTTCAACAGTTTTATTTTTCAGCCAATCGCATTTTACTGTATTTTCATCAATTCCAGCTTTTGCTTTTTCCCTTTCATTTGCCTCTCTTTCCCATTTATTGTCCATTTCCTGAACAGCTTTTCTTTGCAATTTCTGTCTTTCTTCCAATGACAACCCTAATATATCATCATCTACTACAGACTGTGACAAACAATGGCAATTAATTCTTTCTTTTGCTGGCAAACAAGTATCTCCTGGATACATAGGATAATATGTATTCCCATCTGCACCTATCAAAGTATAAGGCTCTTGTTTTAGCACTTTTTGTCCATCCATATGGATATGGTTTTGTCTTGGCTGATTTCTGTAGCCTCCTGTATGTTTCCACATTTTTTCTTTTACAGCAGGACTTTGCATAAATCCTTCTTGTTGTGCTGCCCTATGTGCTGTCAAAATTTCTGTTACTGCGACACGTCTTGCTTTATAATATTCATTACGCATACCACTTTCCATAATTTCTCGTGTGATAATTGGTATACCACTACCTTTTTCTAACCCTTTTTTTAAAATAGTTTCTATTTCCATGTGGCTGTTAAGTTGCATGATTTTTCCAAGTTCTTTACTCCAGCTATCTACCCATGAAAGCGTTTTTTTAGATACTTGTTTTAGCTGCAATTGTCTATCCGTTTGTTGAATATAGTAATTTACAAACTCTGGAACAAACTCTTTCAAATTTTCTACAAAAATAGCAGCAATTTTAAATTTTAACACATCAGTAATTTTTACATTTTCCCATATTTCTTTTAAAAACGTTTCTATATCAACAGATTTTTCAATTTCCTTCAGTATGTAATCTCTTTGTTCAATCAATACTTCTGCTGTTTCATTTTCTATTTGCTGTATATATTCCAGTGTCCTTTTTGATTTGATATAGCCTTCTCTTTTTAAAATATCTGAAAGGTTGTCATTCGCTTTGATAATATAGTTTTCTATCGCTTTGATAAGGGATTGATACATATTATCCCCCCTTATCCATTTTCAGCAAAAGATTTCTAACTTCTTTCATTACAGCTACAACAGCATCATCATGATTTAACGCTGCTTTTTCAATCTGTTTTTGTAACTGATTGTCAAAACCTGTAGTTTGTGTTTTGCTGTATGCAAGCGGAATATTGCCCCATTCTTCTTTATAATCTTCCGAAACTTCTCCATATGCTTCATATACAATTTGTTTTGCCTTGTTTGGTGTCAAACCTCCTGCATTATTTGCTACAGTAAGTAATTTATATATATCATCTGGGTTACTAATATCTGGTTCTAAAAAATATGCTTCTACATATCGAAAACGATAGCCGTTTAACAGTCTATTGTTAATTGTCCATGCAAGGCTTTTTCTCTCTGGCTGAAACACTTGCTGTTCTGTAATAACTTGTGCCGTTTGTGCTGTTGCTCTGTTAAAATCCGTGGTATATGCAACATAAATATCTGGAAGCTGAAATGCTGATTGTACTTTTCTACGATTATTATCAATATAGTTCTGAAAAAGTTCATCTTTTTGCAGTATATTCGCAATCTCTTTGATTTCAATTTCTGGTTTTTCACTCTGGTCAAAATCTGCACGTCCGTCAGTTGTTTCTGTTTCCAATATCATAAATGCGTGCTGTCCAGCTTCCCCCTTAATATCATTCATATATTGCTGTAATTTTTCAAAGCTTTCATCTGTTAATGTACCACCTTTTATCATAATCAAAAGAGGTGTATGTCTGCCATTTTCAAAATAATTGTGATTCAAATTTTCTGCTTTTCTACTACCGTCTACACCTAAAACTTGTCCTATCCAGCGTACTTCTCCATAAGGTTCTGTTCCTATGGCAAATTCCATAATTTCATTCGCTTGATAAGTAATATCGAGTGTTTCGTTATTTTCAATATAACTACCATCTCGTCTATCCATAATGCGTGTATCACCAAATTCTTTAAAATAAACAGTATTACCTCCTATTTCCTGTTTATATTTGCAGTACTTTTTTTTACGTTTCCACTCTTTTCCATGATGATAATATGTTGTCGTAATATATGGTTCAAGAGGTTTTGTTTTTCGTATAGAAGGGGTATCTCTTATCAATTCAATCTGTACCACTTCTCCTGCTATATTTCGTATCACTTCAATATAAGCGATACCATATATTTCCCTTGCTTCTATGACATCTTCAAAAACTTCTTTGGTATTCTGTTCCATATTTAAAAGTTCTATGATTTCTGTTGCTTTGTTAAATTCTGCTATCATTTCAGGTGTTTCTTGTTTATCCTCAATATATCGAACACCAATGCCAAATCCTGCAATATTATTTTTATATGCTCTGATACATTGTGGTAATATCGCACTATTTTTGACTAAATTTCGCAAACCTATCATATTGTTAAGTGGCATTATCCAATCTCCAGCATTATAAATTTGCTGTTCTGTAAGCTGTAAAGGAATGTCTGATTTTTGAATTTGTTGTTTTACTACTTTAAATTGCACATTCTTTTTTGTTTTAGACATTTTTTCTCACCTCTCTTTTTTTAGGCGGTTTTACTGGCAGACAAAGAAGTAATACACAATCCGCCTCGTCTGGAGAGGACCTTCCTCTTTTTTTCATATCTTTTTTACTTTCTATTCTAATTTTACTGTTTTCTGTAATAAAATATTTTCTTCCACTTAACTGTGCTACCATATCATCATCATTTGGAAGGATTAACTCTATTGCTTTTTGATTTCCTTGTTCATCATAGGGCTGTAATAATTTTTTTACTACTGCCATCATATAAGTGGTACTATCATAATAATGTTTGTGTTTAATACGCTGTCCAAATTTTACGGGATAGATTTCTAACCACCAAAATCGCTCTGGCTGATTTCTTTTGATTTGCCTTAAACGGTCAACTACTCCTCCACCAACACCACCATCATCTATTTTTACGGGTATTGGCTGTATGATATGATATTTTTGCACTAATTGTTCTCCTAGTAATATAATATCGTCTGCTGTTTTCATAGTATCTTGTCCTTGACGCTTTTTATAAAATATTACTTTCTCATCTATTTTGTAACCTATTACCGTTTTATCATCTCCAAATCTGGCAATATCAGCTCCAATATGTACAATATGTGGTTTTTGAGGTAGGCAACATTCTGTCATAATAGAACTTTCAATAAGTGAAAGAGGTATAAAAATGTCATCTTCTTGCAATGGAAAATCTCCAGCAACACGTACTCGAAATACATCACTATCCTCACCATACATATTAATAATTGTTTGAACGAAATCTTGAGATACTCTGCTGCTTTTTCTGCCATCAATATGAAATGTCGCATAACTTGCTCTGTTTTTATTATGGCTATCATAAAAAAAACCAGATAATTGTGTAGGATTTCCACACATTAAAAGTTTTGCGCCAGATGTTGAAAGAGAACCAAGCACAGGTTCAAATATTTTATCATCTACGCCGCTTGCTTCATCAATAATATATAACACATCATCCGCATGAAAACCTTGTAAAGCGTCTGGTTTGCTCGCTGTTCTTGCTACTGCAAACCATTCTTCTGAATATCCTTTCATATAAACCTTTTCTTTTGTCCATATCAATTCTTTTTGTAAAAGGGGATTGTTCCTTATCCATTTGCTCACTTCTGCCCAAAGAATATCAAATAGCTGATGCTGTGTCGGTGCTGTACATGGTATTTTAGGGAAGGGTCTTGTCATCATAAACCATATTACTACCCATGCTTCTACAGTACTTTTTCCTACACCGTGTCCGCTTCTTACAGTAGTCATTTGATTTTCTGCTACACTTTGTAATATTTTTGATTGTTCTTTGTCAGGTTTTGCTTTGATAATGTCTTGCACAAATGCAATAGGATGTTCTGCATAATAAAATATTGCTTCTTTATCAATCATTTTTTGTTTTCTTCCATTCTTTGTTTGTATGCTTCTATAATCATATCTGCCATTTCTGTACTGCTTCCTTCTGTCTGCTCTTGTTTCTGCGTTTCTTTATACTTTTTAAGCATTTCCAGGCACTTCATTTTTTGTTTTTTTGCTTTTTCGATTTCGTTGTTGTATTTGAGTATCAATTCATGTACTGCTACTGTATTTGTAGTGATTTGTTCCACACAAGACTCATTTGTACTTTGCTTTTTATTCAGCACTGTAACCTTTTTCTTGCTCACACCAGACACCACAAGTCCGCCTGCTTTTTGTTCCAACTCTTTTATTTTTTCCATAAACTTGAATATCTGCAAATCACAAAACTTTATCATTCTTTTACATTCTTCTATCTCATCAATTTCATGCTGTAAAAAAAATCCCTGTTGTTCTTCCGATAGAAATGTAAAAAGCATTTTCTCATAAATACCATGCTTGTAATTGTTTTTGTTACCCTTGGGCGCACCATGTCCTACAGCATTTTGATTATTCTTTTTTGCCCCTCTTTTATTTGCAACGTTGCAATCATTGTTATCATTTGTTTGCAACGTTGCATTACATTTTTGTTCCCATTTGTAGCGATTTTTCCAGGAGCGAACCGTACCCTCCGAAACATTGAATTGTTCTGCAATATCCTTTAAATTCAGCATTCCACCGCTTTCTACAAACAACTTTTCTGCTTTTTCGCAATCTGGATTTCTTGCTCTTGGCATTACATATCCACCACCTCATTTCCTTATTTGTTTGAATTTAAAAAAACAGTTTTCTATTGCAACGCAACAAAAAAGATACTCTTTCGAGTACCCTATTTTTTACTTTTTTCTATTGCTTTTTTCAAAATTTCTATATCAAATCCAAAATATAAATATCCTTCCATACAGGTATCAATATAATGCTGACTAGGTATTCCTTGTGGATTGTTCTTATGCATAATATAAACATATCCTTTTCGATTTTTAATTTTTCCTGTTTCTTTTACAGGCAATATCATTTCTGTTTTATCATAAAATATAGGAAAACCTTCATAGCAATCCAGTGCCTTTTCATCTTCTGTTGTAGTTTCCCATACAGCAACTGGAACACTTTCTCCCTTTTTCGGTTCAATAGTAAGATAATATCCTGTTTTACTTCCTTTAAAAAGCAGTTCATAATTCTGAATTTCAGATGTTCCTACAATTCGTGCTGATGGACATCTTTTTTTCATTTGATTCACATTCAAGTTACTACCATAAGCAATATAATATCTTTTATTCATTACGACACTATCCTTTCTAAAAAAGTATATTGTCGCCTCAATATGAGGCGACTTATTTTTATGCTGCTCTACCGTTTCTAAAAGCGGTATCTCCTTCAAGTCGTTTTGTTAAAAATTCCCTTGCTGTTTTAAATTCTTCTCCAATAAATCCTAGTCTTAGCAGCCATGTTCTCATGGCATATTTCGGATTTTCATTTTGCTGTGGTTTTGGGCTTGCCGTTTTGAGTGTTTTTGCCATTTGGCTAAGTGCTAAACAAAATTGAATGTAACTTTTTAACTGCCCTGCATGAAGCCCGTTTTGTTTTCCATCTGCTGGTGCATCAAATTGAAAAAGTCTAAATTCAATTGTTCCTTTTGTAAATGTTGCATGGTAGTTTAGCATATGGTATCTACTGCTGTTATAGTGCTGTGTTCTATCGAAATCCGCATGATGGGAAGTATACCAAATATCAGCAAACTGTTCCATTGTTTGAGGTTTTATTTTGTTGACCTGTTTTAAAAATTCCGTATGAACCATTTTGCAGTATCTTTGTATTCTTCCCTCATCAATATTTAAAGCATCTGCTATCAGGCTTTCATGGCTTGCCATAATGTTTGTAAGATTTCTAAGTGTTTGTGCAGTATGTCCGTCTGCTCCTATGTGAATATGTATTCCGCAGCCTCTTGTTGCATCGCTTTTTGCTCCAGCTTTTCTTAATTTTCTAACCAATTCTTGAAGCATTTCTATATCTTTATAATGTAATATTGGTGTTACCATTTCACATTTTTCACTATCATTACCTGCAATACTAGCATCTTTTTGAAATTTCCACTCCCTACCCTCTGTATCCCAAGCTGTCCAAGTGCAGTAGCCATTTCTAGCTGCTGTATTTTCATAATGTCCTGTGCCAAAAAATTTTGCTGCAACACTTGCTGCTTTTTCTCTTGTAATATTGTTCATTTCTATTTCAACGCCTATTGTTTGTTTTTTCATTTCTGCAATCTGTATTTTTATTTTTTCGTTCATAATGTGTACCAACCTTTCATTTTTAATTTTTGGTTTTCTTCCTTTTGGTAGTACACATGTTACCGTTTATTTGAAGATATAGCAAGAAGTATACTACACAACAATATTACATATTTATTGTGTACATTTTTATGTATTTGCTATGTGATTAAATGGAATGGTTTCTCCATTTCGTATCACAAAAACATTTTCAGTATTACCAGACTGCTCTATGTATCTTTTTACAATCACATCACAATATTTTTCATCTAGTTCTATTGTGTAACAAATGCGTCCTGTCTGTTCACAAGCAATCAATGTTGTGCCACTTCCACCAAATGGGTCAAGTACAATACAGTTTGACATACTCGAATTTTTAATGATATAAGCAATTAAAGGAATTGGTTTCATAGTAGGATGTTCATCGCTTCTTTTTGGCTTGTCAAATTCCCATATAGTTGTCTGTTTTCTATCAGAATACCATTGATGTTTTCCTTTCCTTTTCCAACCAAATAAACAAGGTTCATGCTGCCATTGATAGGGACTTCTACCAAGCACAAAAGTTTGTTTTTTCCAAATACACGTGCCAGATAAATAAAAATCAGCATCTGCAAACGCTTTTCTAAAATTTAATCCTTCTGTATCTGCATGAAATACATAAATACTTGCATCATTCTCCATTACATTCTCCATATTGCGAAAAGCGTCTAACAAAAATTGATAAAACGTATCACTTTTCATATTATCATTTTTTATTTTTCCTGCATTTCCTTCATAATTGACATTATATGGAGGGTCTGTTACTACTAAATTTGCTTTTTTGTCATTCATAAGAAGTGTATATGTTTGCTGTTTTGTACTATCACCACATATAAGACGATGATTTCCAAGTACCCATAAATCACCTTTTTTTGTTATGCTTGGCTTTGATAATACTTCCTCTATATCAAAGTTATCTTCTTGTATTTCTTCCTCTACACTATCAAAAATAGCAGCAATTTCTTGTTCTTCAAATCCTGTTAATTCTATGTTGAATGCTTCTGCCTGCAATGATTCAATTTCTATTCTTAAAAGTTCCTCGTCCCAGCCTGCATCCATAGCCATACGATTATCTGCAATAATATAAGCCTTTTTTTGTGCCGGAGTAAGATAATCTACAAAAACACAAGGAACTTCTTTGATATTTTCTAGTTTTGCCGCTTCTATTCTGCCGTGTCCTGCTATCACATTGTAATCATTATCTATAATCACAGGATTGATAAATCCGAATTCCCTTAAAGAAGAACGAAGCTTTGTAATCTGTTCTTTAGAATGTGTCCTAGCATTATTGATATAAGGTATTAGCTTTGAAATTTCTACAAGCTGCATATTTTTTGTTGTTTTTTCCATTTCTTTTCACCTATATTTACAATATTTTCAAAACAAAAAAGGATAACCGCTCTAGCTATCCTTTTCTAAAACTCCATGTTATTATCATAACACATATTTTTTAAAAAAATTCCCAACTTTGTTTCATTTTGTTGCAATTTTGTCCCAAATCGTTGCAATTTTGTTTCATTTTGTTTCAAATCGTTGCAAAATCGTTTCATTTTGTTTCACGTTTTTTCAAATACTCCATCATACTCCATCATTTTGTATAACCATTGGTATATTTCATAAATACTGCGACATACTGTTGACTTTGATAAATGCATTAAAAACGCAATCTGTGTTACACTTTTTTTATATTTACATTTATATTCCAATAACTTTTTATTTTCCTCATTCAATAAATGTATGTAAAATTCAGTTTGTTTTTTCTCGTCCTCTAGTTTTTGTATATTTATTTTTAACTCCAATATGTTTTGTTGTGTTTGTTCGTAATTACTGTCTAATCTTCTGTAAATTGCCTCAATATTGCTATCCATAGGACTTTGTGGCAATCCTCCACTTTTCCCTCCAACACTATCATATTTTATCCCCTTCAAATCCGTACATAATGAAACAGGCAATAAGGGGCTGTTTCTATCTTTTTCAATATCCTCCAAACGTTTTGTCAATCTTTCTAATTCTTTTTGATTCCACACAATCACTTTTTCATAATAATAATATTTCTCAATTTTATTTTTGACCGCTTCCATTTCTTTTTTACTTATCAAAACTTCCGCCCCCTTGATTGTATTTATAAAACATGGTATACTATTTTTAGCTTACATTGGGACGGAAGTTGCTTTTTGAGAACAGAAGTCCCTTTATTACTTTTATCTCACCAACTCAAACCGATACTTCTGTTTTGTCCTTGGATACTTTTCCCTATCCACTTCAGACGCAAACATATCATAAGGTCTAGCGTAAACCCTATCGTTGTATAACGCTTGATATACAACAAATATCTCACCTGTTTCGGTATGTTCTGCAATGGCAATGACTCTGTACAACTTTCCTTTGAAATGCTTGTATATTTTTCCTACAAAAATCCTTCTTTTTGCTATTCTTTCTTTTTCTTTCATACTTCACCTGCTATCTTTCGATTATCTCGTGATTATCTTCCGAAATTCCTATCAAAATATCTGTTTTTCCTTGTATTTTCTACATTTCTATCTTTCGATTATCTCGTGAAAATCATTTTTGTTTCTTTTTTATCTCACTAAACATTTTATCTTCATGAGGGAACCAATATTTTTCTTTTTGTGCTTTCAAATATTCATGTTTAAACCAGAATAATTGAACTAAAAAAATTACAGATACAACAATAGCAATGATACCAACAACTACATAGCTATAAAAAAGTATTTTTAAAAAAATTTCTTTCATCAATTCACTTCTTTTCTTCTCCTCTTGAACAGTAATCTTCTCCGCATACTATTTGATTGGAAAGTTGACAAATATATCCCTCAAATAATGTTTTGGTTTCGTCATGTATATTTTTAATCTGTTTATATTGAAAATATTTACAATTTTCACAATGTACCATATTTTCATATTCTTTTAGCCATTCTCTAACTTCAGCCATTCCACAGCCTATTATATAAAACATAGCTAAAACAAATTCAATGTCTTCCCAATCAGCTAATGCACCATAATCTTCTAGTATCATATCATCGAATTGCTCATCATTCATATTATCTATATTCTCATCTGGAACATGATATTTGATGAGTTTTCTCATCAAATCCCTTAAGGGCATTTCTTCACTAAAATTTCTATACCATACATCACCATTTTTTATAAACATACAATTATCCATTAGCTCGCACATGGTCATGTCTTTTACATCATCAACAATTTTTCTCATTCTTCTATCCTTTCATAATCGGATACTGCTATTTCTATAATCCTTTTCACTTTTTTAACCCTATAAGGCTGTTCTTCTGTTAGTTTTTGTTCTTTTATATTTTCCATGCTTTACACTCCTTATTTACATTACAATCATCAGGGTTAATATCAATTTTTGCATAGTGCAATTTATTAAATAAGAATTTTAGCTTTATTCAAATCAAATATGATTGCATTTTCTTCTTTCATCAATTTTCCTTCTATTCGATATGATTTTATTTCAAGATTCCATTGCATTATACTCTTTATTGTATTTAGCAAATCCTTGCTATTCCATCTTATCGAAATTACATTGGTTTTCTTTTGTTTATAAAAAACTGTTGCATTAGGTGTTTTTTTATCACATACTTGTAATGCAATTTGTTGAGAATTTTTATTAATAAGAAATGTTACATATTGTGGATAGTTTAATTTTATTACAACACCTTTACTAAATCTAATTCCATTCCTTGTTATAGATATATATGGAACACCTGCATTAAAATTAAAAGGTTTGAATTTTTCCAACATTGACATCTTTTTTATTGTCCTTTCTATTTCTACATCAATTCCAGTCATCAGGGTCAATATCAATTTTTGCATAGTGTAATTTTTTTTGTCTTTTTGCTCTGCGAAATACAAAATCAATATTGACGCCAGCCTTAATTGTGCCATCTGGCATAAGAAATTGGTTAGGTATCCATTCACTTTGACAATATTTTCGTTTCCCAATTTCAAAGCGTTTTCCTCCTTTTTCAGCATAATAATCTGGGTGATATGGAATTAGCTTTACTGGAATACCTTTGTAATACTGAACTTCTGTATTCCAATTAAATTCTTTTTTCTTTGCCATATTTTAATCCTTCTTTCTATTTTTTCAATTCGTCTATAATGATAGTTCCAGTTGTAAAGTAGATGATGTGACGCAAACCATTTTCATCATCAAATAGTATGTAATTATCATGGATTGTTTCCATGTCAAATGTTCCCTTGTATTCTTCAATCAATTTACCATTAATATCATAAACCTTAACCTGTCTATGAATACCACCAGAAACATTGCTTTTAAAATCTTTTGTCATTCTTTTCCCTTTTTCCGTAGATGTAAAATACCAACCAGAAGCAATGATAAGGAAAGCAATGATGATGATTGTCGTTATTACATTAGGGTCATAGTAAAATTTATTTTTTTTCATTCTTTATTCTCCTTTCTATATTATAATATTATCAAATGTTCCAATACAACTTTTGTCCACAATAAGGACAACGTTCTAAACCTGTTGCTCTATCATAGTAACCATCATCACATGGTTCATAATCTGAAAAATCTTCACCACAACGAGGGCATTCTGAAGGGTTCCAATCTTCAGTAATGACACTCATTGGCATATTAATGTCTTTTAAGGCTTGTTCATATCCTCTTTTATAATCGTCCATATTATTTAACCCCCTATATTCACATCAATACCAGTTATTTCTTTGAATATTTCTTTGTCAAAATTCGGTATTGCCATATATGGTTTCCTATATTGACCATGTTAAGTACTTCCTGCCATTCCAATTTTCTTTCAATTTTTATTTTATTAGTGCAACTTTTTTGCCCATTTTCATCAATATCTATGTCACCATATGCTGTTACTTCAGCAACTTTATTTTCACTGTTAAAATCATAATAATTATAGCAATCTATCAATTTTGTACAAAAATGATAACCTCTTTCACAAATTATTGGTTCTTCGTCCATTTCATAACTTTTGCCGACTTGATACTGGAATCCTCTACAAGTCCAGTCTGGACAAAATACTTTATAACCTTTTACTGTATTTTGTTCGTTCATTTTTCATTTTCCTTTCTTCTCCAACAACCCACACTTTTCAGGCTGATTTTTACAAGCAAACCGACAACTTTCCTTCTGTTTGCAGTCCGCACAGCAAATATTTTTTAACAGTATTTTACATTCAAATGTTGTGCATTTCCTTCTATGTTTTCTCATAAAATCCCTTCTTAAAATAATGACGTTTGTCCTGTTTTTATTTCTGTTAAAATATATTTTTCTGTTGTATCATCCCATACTAATTCATATTTTTCA